GGGTGGTCGTGCGGGGGGGTGGGGGTCGGGACGACGGCGTCACGGCTGCCCCCGGTGGCACCGAGGGCGTCGGTCCCTGCCCCGACGGGGAAGCGCCCGTTGAGGTTCGGCAGGTTGAAGCGCCCGGCCGGGGTCCCGGCGGGCGAGAAGGCGTTGCCGATGATGGCGAACAACTCCGGGTACGCCGCCGTTGCCATCTCGGCTCCGTTGCACAGCGCCCAGCGCCCACCGGGCGGGACCCCGGCGCCACCGAACATCATGATGATGCCGAGCGGCAGCACCTGGTCGACGTACTGCTTGGGGGCGGCGTCGAGGACGTTGACCGGATCGCCGACCAGCTTCAGCTGCGCCCGCATGGCGACCGAGCCATCGCGCTCGATCACCTCCTGGTTGACGTGCTGCTCGACACGATCGAAGTTGGCCTCGACCGGTGACGCCGAGGCAGGCGTGTAGTTCACCAAGTCATAGGCCAAGTCCAGCTTGCTCACCTGAATCTCCTCATCACGATCTTGGCGACGATGGCATCGACGCCCCACTTCTGGTGAGGGGTGACCGGGCTGGCCCGCACCCGCATCTGCACCGAACGGGCCAGCCCCATCGACCCGGCCCGGATCAGGTTCGAGCCCTGACGCTGCAGGCCCCAGTCGGCGCCTCGTCCGCTCGGGTCGGCGTCGCCGCCCTCGGTCCAGTCGAAGCCACCGACGGCCGCCTCGGCGTGGCCGGTCTCGGTCCAGTAGCTCTCGCCGTCGGCCTTGACCCGGATCGTGCGGCTGCGGTGGACGGTCGTCTCGTCGTAGTCCCGGTAGGTCTCGACCAGCAGGTCCACGTCGCGGTCGACCTGACGGCACACGAACGTCGGGCGGCGCCACGACTTCTTGCGATCAGGCCACCCAGCGTGCAGCCAGCGGGTGCGGTAGAAGCTGTCGAAGGTCTGACCGAAGATCGGCCCGGCGACGCCGATCTCCTCGTCGTTGCCGGTGACGACGTAGCCGTCGGGTGCGACGCCGATCGAGGAGGGTTCCAGGATCAGGTCGTAGGCGTCGCGGATGTAGTCGAGGGTGACCATGACCGCCACCCGGTCCGACCACAGCGCCGCCAGCGGGTACTTGGCGTTGACGTCGGAGCCGTCGAGCACCGGGCCGACAGCCCCGTAGTCGGAGCGGTACATCGTCCAGGCGCCGTCGCCGATGTCGGGGTCGAGCACGAACAGCGACGACACCGAGGCGGTCGAGCCGACGCCCTTGACCCACGGCACGCCGACCCACAGCCGCCGACCGGCCCACGACACGAACACGTTCTCGTAGGCCGAGACCTCCTCGAAGGCCGGGCGCAGGTTCCCCGAGATGTGGGCCGGGGTGTCCCCGGAGTACATGTAGATGCCGCCCTTGTCGGAGGCGGAGAAGAAGAACACCGCCGTCTCCGAGCGGGTGGCGGCCGTGATCGTCGGGCACCCGACCGAGACGGACACCTTGATCAGCTGCCAGGAATCCTCGTCGTAGCCGTAGAGGGCCCACATCGAGTTCGTCTTGAAGATGATCAGGTGGTCCCGGAAGGACATCAGCCCGGTGATCTTCCCGCCGCCCGTCTCGATGTCCAAGAAGTCGTCGGCACGCCAGGAGTCGGGCTTGTTGGGGTGCGACCAACGGACCCGAGCGAAGTGGTTGCCGTCGGCCTCACTGGTCACGGCGCAGAACAGGTAGCTGGCGTGCCCGGCCGCGAACTCGGCCTGGGGCATCGTGTTGTCGACCGGGGCATCCACCTCCGACCAGACGTCGTCGACCATCGGCGTGACGACACCGAGCCCCTGGACACGGATCGAAGGCCTGAACATCCCGCAGGCGATGTAGGCCACGTCGCCCCACGCCGCGGCGTCGGCACAGTGCGGGTGCGCATCGGCCACCACCCCCAACGGGGCGAAGACGCCGTCGTTGCCCGCCCAGTAGATCTGGTGGTTGTTGATGACGTTGACGTACTGGCTACCGTCGGCGTGGGTGTGGATGAAGGCGTTGCGTGGCTTCCACACCTCCGTCCCGATGTCGACCACGTCGGCGCTGTTCCAGCGCTGCCACCCCTTGCGCGTGTAGAAGCCGCCCCGCGGGTCGATGTCGACGTTGAGCAGATCGGGTGACTCGGTCTCGCCCAGCTGGAACTGGTTGCGGCGCAGGTTGATGCCGCCCGTGAAGTCCATCAGGTTCAAGGGCTCAAGTCGATTAGCCATCTACGGCCCCGGCGGGACGATGTAGTAGCTGGCGCCTCCGAGGGCGGCGGGTCCGCCGTTGAGCACCAACGGACGGTGACGCGGGGGGTCCATGATCGCCCCCATCAACGACTTGGCGTCACGGTCCCAGCGGGCCATGTACACGCCTTCGAGGATCTCGTCCTCCTGGGCGGCGTAGGCCAGGGCCATGGCGTAGTACGCCAGCGCCGGGTGCAGCCGGGGGTCGATGTCGGGGATCGTCGAGGCGGCGTTGTCCCACACCGGCTGGCGGTAGCCGCGGATCGTCATGTCGTAGGTGACGTTGGGGCCGGGGTTCGGCCACAGCGTCAACTCCCTGCCCCACGTGGACCAGTACGTCGGGTCGCCCTCGGCGATCACGCTGTTATCGCTGAACAGCGTCTCGGCGTTCTCCTGCGTGATGTACGACAGGCGGCGGCGTCCCGAGTTCGCCATCACCGACAGGATCGAGGGGATCAGCACGTCGACGGGCAGCGCCGTGTTGTACTCCCCGAGCACCTTCGACACGTCCCACAGGGTCTCGTTGCGGGGCCAGCGGTTGTCGAGGGCGACCGTGCGCTCGAAGGCATCCTGCAGGTACACGTTCAGCAGGGAGTCGGGGAGTTCCTCGTCATCCACCTCCAGGTGGGTGCGGATGTAGGCCCGGATGGTGGAGACGTCCACTACTCAGCGTCCAGGATCTGTTCGACCTCGGCGGCCAACTCGGCCTGGGCCTTCATCGTCGCCTGTCGCCCGTGGGCGTTGCAGTACTCCTTGTCGTACTTGTCCACGGCGTAGGCCTTGCAGGTGTCGTCGTTGGCCATGCACTTGTTGGCCCGCTTGGCCGACCGGTAGCCCCAGGGGTTGGACGGCTCCGGCGTCTCGTCCCCGTCGACCGGGGGGCCGGTGTACGGGGCCGTCGACCACTTGGTTGCCAACTGCACGTCGGGGTTGGACATGTCCTGGGCCCCGCTGCCTCCGACTTGTTCGCCGAAGGCAGCGTGAGCCACAGACACGCCGTCGCCGTGACCGACGACGGACGCCCGGCGATCGTGGTGGGTTCCGCTGGGGGGCGTGCCCCACTTCATGATCGCCATGACGCATCCTTCCGCTGCACGTGCAGCGATTGTCTCAGCTGAACGTGGCGCCGGTGATCTTGAAGTTGCGCCGCCGCTGCCGGGTGGTGAAGTTGCCGTAGGTGGTGATGAAGCTGACCCGGGCGTCGATGGCGTAGGCCGCCGGGGAGGCCGCGGTGGCTCCCGGGTTGGCGTTGGCGTTCGACGAGACGGAGCCCGACAGGTTGGACGTGAACGGGGACTGGCTGAAGTTGCGGTCCGAGTGCAGGGTCAGACCGATGTACTTCGAGTTGAGCCCGATCGCCGTGCCCGACGGGCAGTCCGGGTCCCAGTACAGCGGCACGTTCTTGAACAGCAGGTTCTGGAACCCGAGGTTCGCCTTCGACGTGTCGGTGTAGCGGACCTGCGGCGTCAGGCTGGCCTCGTAGGCCGAGTACCAACCGGCCCCGGCGAAGATGGCGTCGACGTGGTCGGAGCCACCGTCGGAGGCGAGCAGGAACATCTGCCGCAGGACGGTCTCGATCTCCTTGCCGTCGTACGGCGACGTCAGCGCGGCGCCGGGCATGGTGATCGCCACGCCCTCGGAGTCGACGCCGGTCCCGGCGGCGGCATCCCACGTCGGGGACCGCCAGTTGTTCTCGGGAGCGGGGGCGGCGGCGGGCGTGATGCCACCGGCAGCGGCCGTGGCGTCGATGAGGGTCGTCAGCGGCGTGAAGTCCGTCGGCAGCGTGGCGCCGCCGCGGGTGCCGTAGGCCATCTTCGACAGGAGATCCTTGAGGGTCTCCTCGGCCTGCATGACCTTGGCCTCGATCAGGCTGATCGCCTGCTCCTTGCCGTTGTTCTGGGCCTCTTCCAGGCCCGAGATGATGATCGTGGCGTACAGCTGTCGCCACGGGTACTGGGCGGCGGAGATGCCAGCGACGGCGTTGACGGCCAGCTGCTGCCAGGGGCCGTACGAGTTGGCCTCGCCGGGGCCGAGCAGCAGGGGCTCGACGATGGAGATGCCACCGTCGATCGTGCGGACACGGCCCTTGCTCATGATGTACTCCAGCAGCGGGCGGCTACCGAAGATGTTGTCGGTCAACGACTTGCGATAGTTGTGCATCGTCGTCGAGAGGATGGTGTCCCACGTGGTGGGGGTGTGCGTAGCGAGAGCCACGGTTCAGCCTTTCAAGAGGAAGACCGTCAGCCCCTCTCGGCGTCCTGGAAGGCCGCCTCGATGGACTCACGGAGGGTCATACGTCCCCCAGCGTCCACCTGATTCGTGACTCCACCTGCGCCCCGCGATCCACTCGACACGGCCTGGCCCGCCTGGGTCTTGGCCGCCGTCCGGCGCGACGTCTCTGCCTGCTTCGCTTGCTCCGCTGCACGTGCAGCGGCCACTCGGGCACTCAGTCGGTCGTACGCCATGGTCTTGTAGATCATCGGGAGTGCTTCGATGCCGTACCCGTTGCGGTAGGCGACACCGATCACTTCCTGCAAGTCCTCATCGTTCAGGTTGAACTGCTGGCGCAACCCCGTGACGGCCTTCTCCAGGCGCTCGTCCTCTTCCCTCTGGGACAACCTGAGTTCCAGGCTCTCCCGTGCTCGGCGCTCCTCAGCGATCTGTCGTTCCAACGGATCGGTGTACTCGGGCTCTTCTTCGACCTGGTTCGCTGCTGCGACCTGTTGGGCGAAGGCGATCCCGTGCCGCTCGGCCAGGATTCTCAGCGTCATCTCGGGGTTCGCTTCCAGCGCTCGCTGGAGGTTGATCCCGTACTCGGCTTCCTGGCGCTGTTGAGCCAGCGCTTGCGTCTTGCGGGTGTAGTCAGCCTCCCGGCTGTACCCCCGCTTCAACTCGCTGTAGGGAACTTCGAGTTCTTCCCCGTCGACCTTGACGCGCTCAAAGCGGTTGTCCGGGTCGTCGATCTCGACGTACTGACGAGGCGGCGCTTCGACGGCGCCGTCATCGGGTTGCTCTACCGCCTCTGACCCGGTGTCCCCGAGTGGCTCGGGACCTGCTTCGGCACCTGGGCCCGGATCAACCGAGCCTTCATCCATCGACACTGACGTCCTCCTCGGCGTGGTCAGCTATGGGAGTGATCATGACACCCCCGCGGGTGTCTTGACTAGCCCATCGGTGGGCCACCCTGGCCCAACAGCGCCGCCAGCAGTTCCGGCGGCAGGTCTTCGGGGGTCATCCCCGGTGGCATGGGTGGCATTCCTTGCGGCGGCATCCCCTGCGGCGGCATGGGTGGCATCCCCTGCGGCGGCATCCCTTCCGGCGGCATGGGTGGCATCCCCTGCTCCATCATCTCCGGCGGCATTCCCTCCATCGGCGGCATCGGCGGGGCTCCGGGCGCGGGCGGCGGACCACCACCCGGGCCACCCGGCGGCATCGGGGGGCCGCCGCCGGGGGCTCCTTGCTGCAGGGGTTGCCCATCGGGACCGATCTCCTGGGGCTGGCCGGTGGCCGGGTCGGGTGGGGCCTGCGGACCCTGGGTCATGATGAACGCCGAGACGTCCTTGACCCCGAAGCCCTTCTGCAGGATGTGCATGTACAGCGCCTGCGGGTTGGCCACGCCCATCTCCAAGAACGGCATCGAGGCGTCGACCAGCTGCATCGCCGACTGTCGCCGGAACGTCTCGTTCATCGGCTCGGTCGACCCGGCAGCCACCTCGAAGTCGAAGTCGCCCTGAATGTAGTCGGCGTCGTAGGGGACCCAGGCCTTGCCCGGCATCGTCACCACGCGGGCGACCTGCTCGCCGGTCATGAACTGCTGCATCAGCCCGATCACCCGAGCACCGAGGCGCGACAGGCTGCCCTCGATGGCGGCCAGGCGGTCCTGGGCCCGGGCGTTGGCCGAGTCCTGGATCATCGCTGCCTCGGTAGCGGTCCGCTTCATCGTGTTGGCCGAGGCGCCGCGCTGGTAGTCGGTGACGCCCGAGACCCGGTCGATGTCGTTGGAGATCATCGCCGA